ATTATGAGTTTCAGCAAGATGCTGATAAAGTATCATCTTGGTGTGCCAAACGATTGGGTTATCCAATTGTTGATATTGAATTGCAAGACATTAACTTTTATACTTGCTTTGAAGAAGCAGTTACTGAATATTCAACACAAGTAAATCAATTTAACATTAGAGAGAATCTTTTAAATTTAAAAGGCTCTCCGACTGGTTCTAACATTTCACAAACACATCTTGATGGAAATATGGGTGGGTTAGTATCACTTGCAAAGGATTACGGTTCGGAAGTAGGTAGTGGTGGTAGATTAACATATTACACAGGTTCATTCAGTACTGTAGTAGGTCAGCAAGTTTATGATTTAACAACATCATCAGTTGCTTCATTAGAAAGTGGAACTGCTGGAGTTGATAAATTTGAAATTAAAAAGATGTTGCACGATGCACCACCTGCTATGGTAAGGTTCTTTGACCCATTAGCCGGAGCTGGTGTTGGTTCTGATGGTATGTTGGATGCATTTGGTTGGGGTAACTATTCTCCAGGTGTTTCATTTATGATGCAACCACTTTATGATGATTTACTTAGAGTTCAAGCAATTGAGTTCAATGATATGATTCGTAGGTCACAATATGGGTTTGATATTCAAAATAATAGAATTAGAATATTCCCAATCCCAACAATGGCATACAAAATACACTTTCATTACATTTTAGAGAGTGAGCGAAGTAACGGTGTTATTTCTAATTCAGTAGTATCAGATTATTCAAATGTACCTTATGATAGAATTACTTATACAAAAGTAAACCATGTAGGAAAACGTTGGATTCATAAATACGCATTAGCATTAGCAAAAGAAATGTTAGGTGCAGTAAGAGCTAAGTTTAGTTCAGTACCAATTCCAAATTCAGAAATTACTTTGGATGGAGCTGATTTAAGAGGTGAAGCATCAACAGAAAAAGAAATATTAATTGCAGAATTAAGAGAAAATTTAGAAGCAACTTCTCGTAAATCATTATTAGAAGCCCAAAAAGATGAATCTGAATTTATGGAATCAACTCTCAGTAGAATCCCTAGAGCAGTTTACATAGGATAACAATATGGCACTATTTGGTGGAAGTAGAGATGCTAGTTTATTTAGAAAGGTTAATAAAGAACTTATCAATGATATAATTGATACAGAGGTTTATTATTATAAATTAGTAATCGATGAGACAAGTGTGAATGTATATGGTGAAGGCAAGGTTAAATCTTATTACAGTCCTGTAAAACTACCATGTATAATCGATAGAGCAGATAGAACTCAAGTATTCGATGAATTTGGTACTGATTACACTAGAATAGTAAGTTTTTTCTTTTTAAGAGATACATTAGTTGATAGTAACTTATATCCCCAAATAGGTGATGTAATTGAGTGGGATTCAGAACAGCATGTTGTGGATAGTACAACCGAAAATCAATATTTTGCAGGAAAGAATCCTGAAACGTGGGATGGTGGTGATACACAAGGTTATAATATTTCAATAAAGCTTGAAACTCATGTAGCTAAAAAATCTCAATTAAATTTGAGAGATGATTACAGAGTTGGTATAAACAGAGATAACAATGATTTACCGGTAGGAATATAATATGGCATACAAATACAGAAACAATAGAGATGAGAAGGTAGACTTGAAAAGAACACAAAGTTCATTTTCAGATGACCCCATATTGAATAAAGCCAAACAAGTATCTCGAAGAACTGATGATGTTAAAATACCAAGTGTTGGTATCTATGATATTGATTTAGCTTTTAAAGATTTCTTAGAGATTAACGTAAAACCTACTATTAAAGAGAACGGAAAGTTTATTCCTGTTCCTGTAATGTATTCAACTCCTGAAAATTGGGCATCTGCACAACGTGATGGGTTTATGAAAGATAGTAGTGGTAAGATTATAGCACCATTAATTACATTCAAACGAAATTCATTAGAAGTTAATACAGAATATGCTAAATTAAAAGTTTTAACTGATGATGATACTTCAAGAACGTTTACTAAGAAATATACGCAAGAAAACAAATACGATTCATTCTCTGAATTAATAGGACAATCACCTGTACAAGAAAACTATATCATAGATACACCTGATTATGTGAATATATCATATGATGTTATTGTATGGTGTGATTATATGGAAGATTTGAATAAAGTAGTTGAACAAATAATCTATTTCAATGGTGGTTCGTTCGGACAGAGATATAAATTCCAAATCAAAGGTGATTCCTACTCATTTGAAACTACTAACGGTGTTGGGGAAGAGAGAGTTGTACGAAGTAACGTAACACTTACTGCCAAAGCATATTTAATTCCAGAACACAAAGGAAATACTGTAAATGTACAAAAAGCATTCGGAGTTTCAAAAATTGCGTGGAATACTAAACTTTCTAAATAAATAATCATATTTATATACGATAGTAATAAATTAAAACACAAAATGTTATGGCAGAAATAAAGCAAGTTACAGAAAAGCAAGTAATTAAGTTTCAAGAAGAAGAAATAACGAAAATACACAAATTTAGAGATGATTATTCAGATGTTACCGCTAAATTAGGTGAATTGGAGATTGAATTGTTAGTTTTAGCTAACCAAAACAATCAGTTGATGACTTATAAAGAAGAACTTCAACAAACATATATAAAAATCAGAGAAAGTGAAATGACACTAGCAGCAGACTTAAAAGAAAAGTATGGTGATGGTGAATTTGATATAAATACAGGTATTTTTACACCGAAGCAATAAGTATCAACGTTTCCAATTTTTTAAAGTATTTATTAGTATATAAACCATAAGAAATTAATAGGAGAATAAAATGGCAGAAAGAATAGTAAGTCCTGGAGTATTTACCAGAGAAAAGGACTTGTCGTTTCTACCCCAAGGAATTGGTGAAATTGGTGCAGCATTAATAGGGTCTACAGTTAAAGGACCTGCATTTGTACCAACAACCGTACAATCGTATCAAGAGTTTCAACAAGTATTCGGAGGGTTGACTGAAGATTCATACCTACCTTATACTGCACAAGCTTATTTAGAAGATGCCGGTACAGCAACAATCGTTAGGGTATTAGGACAAGATGGGTATACTTTAGAAAACCCAATAGCATTACAAGTATCATCCTCAGCGCTTGGTGTTAAAACAGTAGCAGTATTACACCCAACAACGGCTGTAACATCTGATACAGATGTATTTAATGGACCGACGCCTGTATCTGAAAACACAGGTTCGGAGTTTTTATTAACAGTTTCAGGTTCAACTGTAACAGGAAAGGTATTTTCCTCTTCATTAAACCCAACAAACGATAACTACATAACTAAAGCATTTGGATTCTCTCCAAGAGGTTCTGAAAACGCATATCTGTTATCAAACTTTAAAATATTTCAATCAGCATCAATCGCAACAGGTGAAACTGTAGCAGTAACCGCAGTAACCAGTTCTGATATTGATTACTCTAAAGCATACACCGAAGCTTCAACACCTTGGATTACATCTCAAAAAGTTGGTGGAAACACTACTAATTTGTTTAAGTTCCATACATTATCACATGGTAGTGCTACAAACTATGAGTTTAAAATTGGTATCCAAGACATTAAAGTAGCAGGTTCAGTACCAGGTTCTGAATATGGTTCATTTACTGTAGTAGTACGAAGAGTTGACCAAGACAAAATTGTAGGTTCACCATTCGTTGGTATAGTTGATTCTGATATCAGACCTAATTTAGTTGAACAATTTCAAGGTTGTAACTTAAACCCAGATTCTCCAAACTATATAGTTAGAGTAATTGGTGACAAATATATTACAGTTGATGCAAATGGTAAATTATCAACAAATGGTGATTATAACAACCTATCAGCAAATATTAGAGTTGAAGTATCTACCGCAGTTAATAACGGAGCAGTTGATGTATCATTAGTACCATTCGGATTCGCAGCATTGCAAAATCCTTACGGAACGGCATTTACACTTCCAAATCCAGCATTTGTAGCAAATCAACAAATTAATAGTTCATATAACGCTAAAAAGTTTTACGGATTTGATTTTGATTTATCTACAACGGATAACGTAAATTATTTATCAGTATTTCCTGATTCATCAACAGCAACTGCTGGAACGGCATTTTACTTAGGTGATTATAACCAAGAAGCTGGAGCTAATTTCCCATCATCTGCATCACCTAACTCAGGTTCTATTTCATTATCAGATGCAACTACATCAGTTAACTCTCGTAAGTTCTTAATACCATTTCAAGGTGGTTTTGATGGATTCAAACCAAATAGAATTGTAAGTACTGCTGGTGATATTATAGCTGGAAATACGCAAGGGTATGATTGTTCATCAAATACAGCGACTGGAACGATAGCATACAGAAAAGCTATTAACTCAGTATCTAATCCTGATGAATTTGATATTAATATGTTAGTATTGCCAGGCCTAATCCACAGATTACATTCATCTGTTACTACATTCGCTAAAGATATGTGTGAAGACAGACAGGATACATTCTTTATAATGGATGCTGGAGCATACGCTGATTCAATATCAACAATTGTAAACACAGTTCAACCATTTGATTCAAATTATGTAGCATCTTATCACCCTTGGGTTAAGATACTAAATTCAGATAAAAACAAACCTGTATGGGTTCCGCCATCTGTAGTTCTACCGGGTGTTATTGCATTTAACGATTCAGTAGCAGCCGAATGGTTCGCACCAGCTGGTTTAAATCGTGGTGGATTAACTTCAGTTATTGAAGCTAAGAGTAGATTGACTAGAGTTGAGAGAGATGCACTTTACGAAGGTAGAGTAAATCCTATCGCAACGTTCCCTGGTCAAGGAGTTACTGTATTTGGACAAAAAACCTTACAGGCTAAACCATCGGCATTGGATAGAATCAATGTACGAAGATTATTAATCGCAGTTAAGAAGTTTATCGCATCTTCAACTCGTTACTTAGTATTTGAAAATAATACAGCAGCGACACGAAATCGTTTCTTATCAATTGTAAATCCTTATTTGGAATCAATCCAACAAAGACAAGGTTTATACGCATTTAGAGTAGTTATGGATGATACCAACAACACTCCTGATGTAATTGATAGAAATATTATGGTAGGTGAGATTTTCTTACAACCAGCGAAAACAGCAGAATTTATAGTTCTTGATTTCAACGTACTACCGACTGGCGCTGCATTTCCAGAATAGTATATAGACAATAGTTAAGTTCCCCTACTAATTTTGGGGGAACTAACTATTTTTTAGAATAAACTATATTTATATAAAAGAAATAGAAACATAGGAAAACAAAAATGGCACAATTATTAGACCCAACAGAAGTAATGTTTACATCATTCGAACCGAAGATTTT